TCAATTGGTTGCTTTCGCCGTCTTGGCCGCAGCAGGGACTTCTTCAGGGACTTTCCGCCTCCGGTTAGCGAGTGCTTCCAGCCCGGCGGCTACCTCGTCGTCTAGAACATGCGCGTAGCGGAGCGTGGTCTTGATGTCGGCATGGTTCAGAGTCCGCTGCACCAGCTTGACGTTTCCGGTGGCCCGAAGAAGCTTTGTGCCCACATCGTGCCGGATGTCGTGAAACCGGAAGTCAACAACGCCCGCCTTCTCGCGCGTGCGGCGCCATTGGGTCTTAGCCCCCTCCAAGGTGATGGGATACCGCTGCCCCCGCACTTTTCCGGCGCGGGTCTTCATGGCAGTATATGTGAACACCCATTCGGGGTGATGGCCCTTGAGCGGTTCCAGCAGAAACCGGACGGCCTCGGTGATCGGTGTCGTGACCTTCCGCCCCCCTTTGCCCATGATGGTGATCTGCTTGGCACCCCAGTTTACGTCCCGCCACCGCAGAAGGGTTTCGCGGCGGCGCAAGCCCGTGAGACGGGCAAACTCCAACCAAGGCGCATAGTCGGCTCGCACGGCCGCTTCCAGCGCCTCCGCTTCGTGGTCATGCAGTTCTCGCGTTCGCTCCTGCGGCTCCTTCAGCAGGTGGTCGCGCCAGATCGGTTCGTTCGGGAAGCTGTAGCGCCAGACCCTCTTCGCCCGACCGAACAGGTTCTTCAGCACCAATGTGCAGGTTCGATTGACGGTGGCGGAGGAAATGCACGGCATCGGGCTGCCGTCCTTCCGGACTGTCTTTCCACCGATCGTGTGAGAGGCGCGCCAAGCGACCAGTTCGGCAACATCCCGATCTGTGATCTGGTCAAGGCGAGTGTTCTTGCCAAGGCGCCCGATCAGGCGGGCGATGTCGCGCCACGTATCGGCTGCGTTCGCATGGTGCTGCCCGACTTCCTGCCAGTAGCGGCCGAAGGCGATGTCGAGCGTCAGCGGCCCCTTGCCCGCGGCTTTCTGCTGTTCGATGTCGGCCAGCAGTTCCTTCCGAAGGGTCTTCTCTAGGGCTTCGGCTTCGCGCCGGTTCCGGGTTTCGGCATTGCGCTGAACCCGGTGTCCTTTAAGGACGAAGTCAATTTGATAGATGCCTTTTTTATTTGTAAAGACAGACACTTGGGCGTCTCCCGGACCTTCTGGTTCGCGATGAAAGTGCTGAGGTTCTTGGGGGTGAAGCGGTAGGATTTTCGCTTCGCGGTGCCGATGTTGATGAAGCGGAGGCGTCCGGCATGGACGTGGCTCATGACGGATTTCACGCTTATGCCAAGCTTCTCGGCCGCTTCGGCCGCGGTCATCAGCGGAAAATCGTCCGAAGGCCCGGTGGGGGCCTTCGGTTTACGCAGGGTGATGACGGACATCGTCAGACCGTCTTGATGCTGGCCATCCCGCCGAGGCTGGTCTTGATCGCCTCGGCTGCGGCCTGTGCTTCGGCCAGAGTTTTGTAGCCGGTAGAAACGCCCGCATGGCGAACGAAGAAGATCCCGGTTTCAGAAGTAGTGTCGACGATGATCCGCGTCATGCAGCTTCTCCCGCGACACGGGCGCGGGCGGCAAGAGCTTGCGCCACCGCGTCATTCACGAGCGCCTCTTGAACCAGCAACAGCCTAGCTTGAAGGACTTCTGCCAGTTTCAGCAGTTCGTCACGGGTCAGGGCCTCGCCCAAGTCCACGACTACTTCGTCATCCATCGAAGCATCGATGAAGAACAGCTTTTCACCGTCCTCGCCAAGGCACGGCACAACGAGTGCGTTGATCTCAGCCAGGATGTTCTCCGCGCAGGTCACTTCCTCATCCGCCCGCACGTCTTCAAGCATCTGTTCGTCGGTCATTTCTCTTTCTCCTTCGAGGCCTTAACTGAAGCACTGAGGTAGTGTTTGGTCAGCTCGAGTCCGGTTGCGTCTCGCTGCGGCCTATCTTAGTGATATACACTAGAATCGGCCTCATATATCTAATTTATATCTCCAAGATAGGAAACTCGTTGAGCGAGAAACGGAAACAATCTGGGGAACAGATGCTGGTTCGCTTTCCAGAGGGATCAGATCTGCGAAGCCGCCTAGAGGTCGCCGCCAAAGCCAACAACAGGTCAGTGACCGCTGAAATCATGCAGAGATTGGCGGTTTCATTTAGCTCCGAAGAAGATTGGGTAACTCTAACTCAGCGTTCACCAACGATGCGAGCAGAAAGAAAAATAATCGCCGCCGAAGCGCGGTTAATCGAAAGAATCGAGTCACTGGAAGAACGAATTGCAGCAATTGAGGCTAGAAAAAACAGCTGAATATTCTCTAATCCCTGTTGCGATCCACTAAATCTATCCACTCATCATTCGCCAAACGCGTGCCGGACCGAACCTCACGAGAGAGCCGCCTAAGTTTCATCATTATCCCTTCATCGAAGTGAACGTCCACCCCAAATGAATCCCGCAGTTTCTTCTGCGCATCCTCGGCCCAACTGATTGCGTCGCCTGCGACATCCCCTTCATACTCTGCATCTATGTACGGCCGATAGTTTTGGGGTATTTCACGCAGTTTTGCCACTCGCGCACTGTAGGCGACATGATCCTTGATCACCGGACCAAATTCAGCCGAAAGCCTTTTTTGTGCTTCGTTTCTTCCGGCTACCACAGCAGCATGTATCGGATCGAACAAATACCTCATAATATCAAGCACAAAGATCTTCTTAACCTTCGCCTCCAAGTCACCAAAATCCAGCTTTTGCCCCAACTCATTGTGCTGCTGAACCAGGTCATCGTAGAGCTTCCAAGTTTCCCTCCAGCTGTTGGATGCTCCCCATCTACCTCTCATCGCGGCACCAAGCACCACTTCCCGCGTATAGATCGAGACGACAACTCGAAGTCTTTCTATCAAATCTGCGGCTTCTTTTTGCGTATCCTCCCAAAGCTCCGCCTCGATCCCAAACCCCTTGATTTTTTTGAATCGTGACAGCTTTGACATCACAAAGCTAAGTAGCGCCATGCCAAAGGACGCCGCGGCGGAGACCAAGTCGTTATTGTAGAGACGCGCGATGCTAAATGCCAAGAATGTTCCGCCGATCAATGAAAAGGCAACGCGCTCCCAGTTCTTCGAAAGAAACTCCCGCACCCATCCCTCCTATGTTTTGCTGGCTGCGAGCCTACGCATTTGAGAGACGGACGGCAATTTGTCTGTCTTCGTCTTCTCACCCCTTCCGCATGACGGCACGGTGCTGGTCCATCGCCGCCCGTGCGTCGGTCTGCGTCCTGCTGCGACCGAAGCTGTCGGGGGCAGGCAGGGCGTTCCGCACCTCAGCAGCGATCATCCGGGCAAGATTGCGGTCCTGTGACGGATTGCCGGAGCCGGTGACATTAATTGCAATCGACGGGGCGTAGCTGCTGGCAAAGGTCCGGCTGCCCACCAGCCCGCCGGAGGCGAAGCCGGGCAGCTTGCCGGTGTTGATGGCGTCCAGTGCCCGCACCCCGAGTCGCCGCACTGTCTCCTGCGGCATCACGTATTCGCCTTTGTGGACAACGCCTGCGGGCTGATACTTGCCGCCCGCCCCGGTGTATCCCCCAGACGCAAAGCCCATCATACCTGCCAAGCCGGTGGAAAGGGCGTCCCCGCCGATGCCGCCCCAGATCGTCGCGAACAGCCGGTTCGCCGCAAGTTCCGCCAGCCTGTTCAGGAGCTGGCTCACGGCATCCAGGGCGGTGTTGGCCCCGGTGATCCATCCGGTGAAGGCATCTCGGCCTGCCGTCTCGATACTGGCCTTGGCGCTGTCCAGCTGCTGTTGGGCGGCCGCCAGTTCACGTGCTGCCGCTTCGGCCTCCACATAGGCACCTGCCAGCCGGTCGGCCTCTGCCTTCAACTGGGGCGTCACTTCAAGGCCGGACTCCTGCGCCGCTGTCAGCAGATCATGCGCGATCTTCGCCCGGTCCACTGCTGCCGTTTGTTCTTCGACCGATCCGGTTGCGGTGCGGCGGGCGTCGGCTTCGGCCTGCATCGCGGCGATACGCTCGCGCAGGCTTTCGGTTTCACGGTCATAGGCACTGGTCCGGTCGGCCCCGGAAGCGCCGCCTGATCCGCCACCCGACCCGGCAGAGGCAGGCGCGGGCGCCGGGCTGCGGGCATCCTGCCAGTCGCCGTAGCTGTCCACCCCCTGCCGCTGCGGCCGTGGCGAGGTAGTCGGGGCAACGGTGCTGACATAGGCACCGGCCCTCGCCTCGGCGATGGCGGCTGCCCGGTCGTCGGTCTGCAAGCCGTCCAGCCTGCGGATGGCATTGGCGGCTTCGGCCACGGCCGCCGGAATGCGGGCGATGGCGCCCAGCAGGCCGCCCACCGATGCTGTCACGTTGCCCAGACGGGCTGCGTCCAGGTCGCCAAGCCCTGTCACGGTGTTCTGGGCCTCGGTCGCAATCGCGGTCAGTTCGGCTCGGAGTTCTTCGCCCGTGATCGCCCCCGCCTCGAATTGCTGCACGGCCGCTTCCATCTGCGCAGCAAGTTCGGTCATCGTGGCGGCCGCGGTGGTGTTGCCAAGGCCGGTCATCGTCATGGCAGCATTGTTGAGTTCCAGTGCCGTGCCCCGCGCCTCACCGGCAAGGTGGCCGAATTCGATGCCGATCCCTTCGATTTCGGCGCGGGATGCCGCCGACACGTCGCCCAGATTTGCCAGCGACGCCGCCAGGCCGGGTCCGAACAGCTGTGCGGTCATCTGCTGGTCGAAGGGCAGGGCTTCGCGCATTTCCCGCACCAGCCCCAGCATCGTGGCGAGGTCCACGATTCCGGTCTTGAAGACGCTGCCCACGCGGGTCTGAAGTTCGGTAAATTTCCGGTCCAGTTCGGCTGCCTTGGCAATCATCTGTGCGTCCATGACCGCGCCCACCTCATGCGCCCGCGCAATCGTGGCGCGCAGCCCGGCTTCGCCCTGTCCGATCAGTTCCACGAAGCGTTCGCCGCCCGTGCCGCCGAATATCTCATCCGCAATCCTGATCTGCGCCGCCCGGTCCAGGTCTTCCATGCGCCCGATGATTTCCAGCATCAGCGCCGAAGGGTCTTGCAGCTTCGCCGCCAGTTCGGTGCTGGTGAAGCCAAGACGTTGAAACGACTCTGCCGCCGAACCGCCCCCGGTCGTGATCCATTCGTCGGCGCGCAGAGAGAGTTCCTTGAACCCGTCAGTCAGGGCGTCGATACCGATGCGGTTCTGTCGGGCCACGAATGACCATTCCTGAAACGCACCCGTTGAAAGCCCGGCCCGCTTGGCTTCATCGCCCACGCTGGCAATGCCCTTGGCCAGTTCGCCCACCTGCCCCACGATTTCCGCCAGGCTGCCGACTGCGAAGCCCCCCGCGAAAGAGGCCGCCAGTGTCTTGAAGCTGGCACCGACGCGGGCAGCGGCACCGGACATGCTGCTTTCCAGACGGTCGGCTGACTGTTTGGCGCGGCGCTCCACCTGGGAAAACTGCCGGTCGGCGCTGCGGCTGGCCTTGGCCATGTTCCGCTCGAAGTCGCGGATGCGGGCTTCAAGGGCCACCACAAGGCGTTCGGTGTCATCGAGCGGCATGTTTTTTCCTCACCAGATAAGGAAGCCATCGGGCCGTTGGGCCGTGTCTTCGTAAACGCTGCGGAAGTCGTCGCCCTGTGCCGCGCGGGCCACCGCCATTGCCGCGGCAACCGCGCCGTCGATTTTCTCGCGGCTCTTGCTCTTGTTGAACTTGATGTTGCCCGCTGCGTCCGACTCCACCGTCACATTGTCGAAGTTCCAGCGCAGGATAGGGTGCCCGCCGTGGCGCAGCTTTCCGGCAAGGATGGCGCGTTCCAGTTCCCGGCAGGCGGGCGCCATCGTCACCATGCCCTGCCGCATCTCCACCGCGGGCAATCCGGCTTCCAGCAGGTTGTTGAGAGTGCGCCGGGCGCCCCAGGGGTCCACCGCGATTTCCCGCACGTCGAAACGGTCGCAGAGGTCCATGATCCGGTCTTCGACCGTGTCATAGTCTATCACATTGCCGGGGGTCGGTTCGATGAAGCCCTGTTCCGCCCAGCTCACGTAGGGGATGCCGCCATTGGTCTGGCGGGCGTTGAGATTGTCTCCGGGGCAGAAATACCACGGGTGCACGATGTAGCCGCCGTCACTGTCCCGCCACGCGGCAACGATCGCGGTCAGGTCGGAGGTCGAAGACAGGTCCACCCCGAGCCAGCAGGGTTCGCCTTGCAGGGCGTCGAGGTCCACCGGCTCGGCACCTCGGTCATAGACGGCAAGATCCACGAAAGGCGCCGCCGACTGCTGCTGCCAGATGTTCAGGTGATACCGCTTGAAGATCGCGCGTTCGGCGGGCTTGTGCTCCGCCTCTACGGCCGATTGGCGCAGCCCCTCAAGGTCGGGATAGCCGAATTCCAGACCGGGATTGCAGGCGTGCCAGACCGCTTCGTCCCGCCAGTCCGCATCCGCGGTCGTCTCATAAAGGACCGGCAGTGTCGCAGGGTCGTCAATGTCGCCCTTCGCCACCCGGCGGGCATAGTCGATGATGTCGAAGGCAAGGTTCTCCTGCCCGGTCCCTGCGGTCGTCGTCACTACCACGAGAGAATTCGCCACCTTCGCGGCACCTGCCTTCATCGCGCCCCAGAGTTCCCGCGGGTCGCGTTTCGCCCAGGCATGCACTTCGTCGGCAATCACAAGGCTTGGGGTGCGCCCCTGCGCCGTCCCCGCATCGGAGGACAACGCCTCATAGACGATGCCGCCCGGAAAGATGATCTTGTTGGTGTTGTCGCGCAGCTTGGCGCCCCGGCGCGCGTCCACGGTCTTGGCGGTATTGCCCAACGCGGGGGTGAACGCATAGTCGGGGTCGATCATGCCCGATGCTTCGGCATGCACGAGCTTCGCCTGTTTCCGGTCGCTGGCCACGCTGACCAACTGCGCATGCGACCGCCGTTCGGGGCCTTGCCCGTGCAGCAGGATCAGCGCCGCGGCAAGCGTCGTCTTCCGGTTTCCGCGTGGCACCAGCAGCACCGCGTTCCTGACGATCCTGTTCCCGTTCGGATGCCGTGGCCCGTAAATCTGCCGGATGATCCTTTCCTGCCACGGGTCCAGCTGGAAGGCGTGGCCGGGCAGGTTCGATTGCGGGTGCTTCAGCGTCCTGATGAAGTCCACTGCCCGCTGACCGTATCCCATCGGGTCCGGGATTTCCGGGAACGGATTGCAATCAATTGCAATCTTGGCTTGCGGCTTCTTCTTGATGGTGATCGGCATCAGGCGGTCCCCGCCTTGACGCAGCGCAGGTCCAGCCCTTCGCGCCGCCCCAGTTCCTTCGCCTCCTTCAAGTCGTAGACGATGCCGTCGCAGGTCACGCGGTCGGTCACAGAAATGCCGCCCAGCCATCGAATGCGGAAGATCGCAACCGTTTCGGCGGCTTCACCGAAGCTGCGCATGAATTCCTCGGTCGAGGATTGCAGCTTCTGCGCCCGCACCGTCGCTATCGCCGCCCACGTCGCCACGGGGGTGCCCGCCGCGTCCACGGCGAAGGTGGCACGTTCGATTGTCAGCGTCCTGTCGAGTGCCCCGGCCCTCATGCCGCCTCCACCAGATGCGCGCGCAGGGTGATGACCGCATGCGAATGCCTGCCGTCAGGATCGCGCATGAACCGCGTGGCCTGAAAATAGGCGTCGGCGACATGATGGGCTTCCAGCGCCCAAGGACCATCTCGCAGCGTGTCCCGGATCAAGCCACAGATCAGTTTGGCGGTCGCAAGACCGGGTTCATCGGCCCAGACATGCAGATCGAGAAATATCTCGTGACGGGTGCGCATCAGCCCGTCTCCGGCCAGCGCCTGTCCCTCCCCGATCAGGATGCAGGGAAAGAGTTCGGGACCGGCATTGCGGTCGAGGATGTGACCGGCAGGAACCGCCGCAGTGAGTGCAGGCGCCGCGATCAGGCGGGCGCGGATTGCCCGTTGCAGGTCAAGGCTCGCCTCCATCATGCCCCCCTGCCCCACCCGTCCCTGACGGCCTTGCCGATGGCGCGTTTGACTCTTGCCTGGGCGCGCTTGCGGGCGAGACGGAAGCCCGGCCAGAAGAAGGGTTGTGCGACCGTGTCGATGGTGCCGAATTCCACAAGATGCGGATAGCGCACCGCACTGTTGCCCGCCGTCACCAGCACTTCGGTCTCTCCCGCCAGCCGCGCGCCGCCGGGCTGCGAATAGGGCGGGGTCATCTGCCCGGGGGGCGTGACCGCAATGCTGGCGCGCAGGTCGCCCGTGTCCACCGGAGACAGCCGCCGTTGCGTGTCTGCAATCTCGTCCCCGCCCTGCACCAGCGCAGGCGCCACTGCCCGCTTCACCTCCCTGGGGATGGCGGCAAGGCGTCGTCTGAGGCGTTCGGTCTGCTTCGCCATCAGAACACCCAGGTGCGATATGGGGCCATCAGATCGAACAGACCGGGGGAAACCGTAGTGATGCCCACCCCCACCAGCGTGGCTTCGCGGTTTTCATAGAGATGGGCCACAAGCTGCCGCACCGCCTCTTTCAGCGGGTCCGGCGGACCATCGGGATACGCCTCCGCGTCGTCCAACGCAGTGCCGATGAAGGCGCCCACCCAAGCCTCTGCTGCTGCGATCTTCGATTCAATCAGCGCGTCGTCATCGCTGCCCACGATGTTCATATGCGCCTTCAGATCATCAACGTTCAGAATGGTCATTCATTCCTCCATCACGGATCGAAATGAATTTTGCGACTCCCCGCGCCGGTCCCGGGCTGGTTCTGGAAGTTCGGAGATACCCCCCGGTTGCTGATGGGGCTGTATTGCCCGGCCACAGGCGGTCAGGCATCTGCCGAAGGCGGTGCAGGTCCGCGCTTCCATCGGAGGGAGGTGAACGGCCAGTTGCAGCGGCCAGCCCCGCCGCAGCCGTGCCACAAGGGTGGACTTAGTCAGGCCTGCGATGGCGGCGCACTCCGTCAGCGTCAGTTTCCTGCCGTTCAGTTCATACAGCCTGGGGGCCGGGCCGGGCTTCTTCTTCCGTTCGGTCATGCCTGCCCACCTCTGCCTGTCCTGTCCTGCTGCTTCTCTGCCCGTTGCTTCCGGCCCGAATGGCAGCCGGTGCAGAGCGGTTGCCAGTTGGTCTTGTCCCAGAACACCTTCATGTCGCCGCGATGCGGAGTCTTGTGGTCCACGACATTGGCGGGCTTGCCGCACATGACGCAGGCCGGATGCGTCTTCAGGAAGCCTTGCCGGGCCTTGTCCCATGCAGTGTCGTAACCGCGTTGGCGGGCAGTCGGTCGGGACTGATCCGCGCGGGATTTGCGGTCAGCCTCCTGCTTGGCACGACATGGACAGCGGGTTCCGAAGGCAACGGCTTTTCCGCATCCGCAAATCCGGGGGGCACTGACGGGCATAGCTTCGTGTCCTTCATCGGCAGGATGTCCAGTTCGTGACCGAGCACCTGCAACAGCATTTCCAGATGATCCACGCGGGCAGGCGTTTGCCCTGCCATGACGCCCCGGAGGGTGCTGCGGTTGACTCCCGCCCGCTTTGCCAGCGCGCGTTGAGAGACGCGACTTTCCACCATCAGTTGGGCCAGAAGGCGCGGCAGGCATCGGTGAAGGAGGATCATGCGTCGTGATCCTTCTTCCGGGTGCCGAATGCGCCGAAGACCGCACGAAAGCGTTTGGCCAGGTCGGCGGGCTGCTTGGCTTTTGCAGGTTCGCTGCCGAAGATCGCATTGACCAGCTGCACCCGGCCCTTCACGGCAAGGATGATTTCTGCCGGGGTGGCGTCCAGCGTCACTTCGGGCGTCCAGCCAAGCCAGCCCGTGCCCTTGCCGTAGAGGTCCAGCAGAAAGCGGCGGAACGCGATGGGCTGACCGGCTTCGCGCGGATCGTCGTCCGCTTCGATGTCCAGCCCGGCGCAACACAGGACCAGGTGCAGCAGACCGGGGGAAAGGCGCGGCAAGCCGGTGGTCAGCACCTTGCTTTCGAGGAACGGGTGATCTTCGCCCGCTGCCCGCAGCACAGCGCAGGTGGCGGTCAGACTGTGGTCCTGAAGGTCGCGGATCAGCTTCGGAAAGCCGCCTTCGCGCCGGTCGAGTTCAAGGGCGCAACGCAGGCTCGGGCGCAGGCAGAGATGACCCACACCCGAGAGGTCGACTGTCAGTTCCTCGCCCACGCGCATCCCTGCACCTCAGCGTCAGGCCGCTTCGGCGGGGATTTCGAGAATGGCGCCGTCGATCCCGAGACGGAAGGTCGTGCGGGTGATTTCGTCGGCGGTGGAGAACGTATTGCGGGCTGAGAGCACGACTGCCAGAAAGTAGAAGGTGCTCGCCGTGCCGCCCTCGGGGGCGTCGTTGACTTCGACCCTGAAGGCATGGGTGGAATGGCTGTCGGCGGCGGCCCGCGCAGCGATCTGGCCCGCGTCAAGTGCGTCCCGCGCGCAGACCAGTTCCACAACGCCGGAGTCGATGGTGCCCTTGCGCCGCCGCATGTGTTTGTCGGCCACGCTGGCGAAGGTGATTTCGGCACCTTCCGAGCCCCACTCGCCCAGGTCTTCGACTTCCCCGATGGCGACATAGGACAGGGCCGCGAATTCAGCCTCCGTCGCGGCGGAAGAGTTTGCCGGGCCAATGTAAATCTTGGCGCCTGCCGTTGAATGGATCATTGGTCCGTCCTTTGGTTTGCGGTGTCGTGCGGCCCTGCCACCCTTGGCCCGGAAGTGACCGCCAGCGGCTCGGGGGCGGGAGAGTGGCTTTCCGTTGTCGGGCTGGCCGCGTGGCCCTCAGAAAGGTTTCCCCCGATCACGGGACGGCAGCCGGTCAGGCTGCCATCGTTCAGGCTGCCATCGTCAGGAAGCGGAAGGCTTCGGCCTTGGTCATCCCCCCGCCCACGCGGCGCCGGGCATGGAAGCGCACCAGTCCGTTCGCCTGCTGGCTGTAGGGGTCGCGCAGCACGGACAGGTTCACCCGGTCGAAGATGCGGAAGCCGCTGCCGAAGTCGCCGAAGACCACGGGGATTTCCTCTGCATCCGCGTCGGGCAGGTCGGGAAATTCGATCACGGGACGTCCGAGGATCGTGGGCGGGTTGCCTTCGCTGATCGGCTCACGCCACAGGTAGTCGCCTGCGGTGGTTTTCAGCTTTCGGATGGCGCCGATGGTTGTCCGGTTCATGGCCCACACGGCGCGGGCGGCATAGGCGCCCGGCAGCGCGTGGTAGAGGTCGATCAATTCGTCTCCGGTGATGGAGGCGCCCGCCGTGGTGACGCCGTCCACCGTCTCCGTCAGCAAGCCTTTCGGCTGATTGCTGGCATCGCCCAGACCGTTGATGAACGCCGCGCCCTCGGCCCGCCCGAATTCCTCGGCGAGGTCGTAAGCCAGTTCAGATTCGATGTCGAACGCGGCATCTTCCAGCAGCCGGTTGGACACGTCGACGTGGCAGCGCAGTTCATGCACGACGATTTTCTGTTGGCCATAGGTCGGTTCGGTGCCGGTGCTGGCGGCGGTCTCGCCTGTCCAGGCTGCCGTCAGGGTGCCCGTGCGCTTCGGCAGCAGGATTTCCCCGGAAGATGCCGTGGCCACGCGGGCGGCTGCCCGGATCGGCGAGAACAGGACCAGGTTGCGTTGCAGCTCGGCGACGAATTGCTCCGGCGCCAGATAGCCGCCCGCCGTGTCGGTCGAGACGGTCAGCGCCCGCACCTCGTCTGCTGGCACCCGTTCCACACCCCCGCGCACGAATGCCGCGAAGGCACGGGTTTCCGCTGCCGGTTCGGCGGTCGTCTCAACCGTGCCCGGCCGGTTCATCCGGGTCTCCAGCGCCGCCAGCCGGTCTGTCAGCCCGCGCAGTTCGGTGGTCTGCCGGGTCTGATGGTCGGTCACGGCTGCGCGCAGTTCGCCAACAGCGGCGGTGGCCTGCGCCAGCGGATCGGCGGGCGGGTCTTCCCGCGTTTCCAGCGGCGGTGCAGACCGGGTTTCGACGGCGGGGAGGTGTTTCATGCTCGGGTTCCTCGGATGGCGGCCGTTGCGGCTCGAATGCTGGTGACGAAGGCGACCTGATCGGCCGCAGCGGTGGCGGAGACGGCTCGGGTGGCGACAACGCGGCTGCCCGGCACCGCTGGGAAGGCCACGATTGAGATTTCGTGCAGTTCGGCCTGGGTGACGCGGCGGGTGCCTTGCGCCGTGCGTTCATCCCGCAGGGTACGGAAACCGACTGACAGGCCGGTCACGTCGCCTGCCTGCAACAGCGCCCGCACCTCCATTGCCTTTGTCACGGCCAGATTGAGACGGCCCTTGACCGCCAACCCATCGGATCGGGCTTCGATGCTGATCCACGATCCGATGACCTGCGCCGGATCGTGGCTCCAAAGCATCGGAATGGGGGCGCGGGCATTGGCGAAAGCCTGCGGCGCGAATTCGGAGCGGTGACTGTCGACCACGTCGAACCGCACGGCCGTTCCTTCGAGGATGCCGTCATCCCCCGGCACTGCGAACCGCACTTCCGCATCGGCGGTTTCGCCGCGCATCGCTTCGCGGGCCTCGATTGCAGTTGATTGCATTTTCGCCGTCATGCTTCCCCCGCTCTTTCGGCGGCCGAACCGGAAGCGGAATTTGCAATTGATTGCACTTCGCCCGTCATCAGATGGTCGAGGACCGCCACGGCCAGCGCAAATGCGTCCAGCACCGGGCGAGGCGCGACATAGGCTGCGATCAGGGCCTGCGCCTCTTGTGGATCGGTGCCGCCGCCGATCAGGGCCAAGCGGATGGTGGCATGAAGGTCGGCCAGGCGGAATTCGGTGGCCATCACGCGCCGGGTGAAGCCGCCGATGCCGGTGCCAGTGATGCGTTCGAGTTCGGCGACCAGTTCCGGGGTCAGCCGGAAGTCGCGGTCCCTGTCGCCGAAGAATTGCCGCAGGGCAGGTTGCGCCGGGACGGGTTGCACCGGGACGGGTTGCGCGTTCATGAGGCGCCCCCTTGTGCGGCGGTCGTCGTGTGCGGGTTCAGGAATGCATCGCCGCCATCGTAAGGCGCACGATTTTCCATCTGGCGAACCTCGTTCGGGTTCAGGACGCGGGCCGCGATCAGTTGCGAATAGGCGGCAGCGCGGGCGGAGAGATCGGACCGCAGCAGGTCGTCCACCAGGAATTCGGTATAGACGGTCTGCCGTTCATCGGGCAGCAGCAGCTTCAGGCGAATTTCGCCCGTCCAGCATTTGAGCCAGCGGTCGAGCGTGAAGCGCAGAAAGGTCGCGCCCATTTCGGAGGCGTTTCCCCACGTCGCCCGGCCCAGGTCGAAAAGCAGGTGCGGCGGCACCCGGAAGACGCGGGCAATCTCGGTGACGGCGTGGCCCCAGATTTCGAGAAACTGGGCGTCGACGGAGGAAAACGCCAGCGGTGTGAAGCCGCCGCCTTCTTCGAGAATTGCGGTGCCGCCGCTGTTGCCGCCCGCTGTTGCGGCCTGCCAGGATGCTTTCATCCGCGCCGCTGTATCGGCGCCGATTTTCGAGGGAAATGACAGCAGGCCACTGGGGCGCCCGCCCTGCCGGAACAGGTTTCCCGCGTGGCGTTCCAGTGCCAGGCACAGGCCGATGGCTTCGCGGCATTCCAGCACCGGGGAAGCACCGGAAAAGCCGTTGGTCGATGGTGCCGCAATGTGCAGCACGTCGCGGCGGTCGAGAAAGCGCCCGGTGCTGGTGCCGGTCAGCCGATATACCGGTTCCCCGGTCGTGCGGTCCTGCTGCACGGTGACAGTCGCAGGATCGAGGCGGATCAGTTCGCGCGGGGTGCCTGCGCCATCGCGTCCGACATGGGCGAAGCCGTTGCCGTGCAGCAGCGCGTCGCGGGTCAGCTGCTCGCGGAACAGGGCTGCCGGGGTCCAGCCGTTGGCCTCGCCGTGCAGCAGCGCGTAAACCGGATGCCCCGTAGCCCGCGAACGCGCGCCGCTGGCGCCTCGTTCGTAGAGGTGCAGGGGAAGGCCGCCCACCGCCTCGCAGATGGCTTCAACAGCGGCTCGGACCGGCGCACAGCGCATGGCGGTGGCCGGGGTGACGGTGACGCCGGAGTTGACCGGCGCCGCGCCGAGCAGATCGAAAAGCCAAGCGGCCGGGTCGGCAAGCGAACGCTGCTCATCGCCGTTTGCAATTGATTGCACTGGCGCGGAGGCGGTCTCGATTTTCTGGCGGCGGAAGGAAAAACCCACGGAGCACCTCGGGCAAGCGTTGACTTCGCCTGCCGGTGTCCTCCGGCTCCATGCGCATGGCCCGGTCGGCCGGGCAGTGCATCAAGCCCCAACACATTCGCATGCGGGTAGTGTTTTGACAACATCGGCCTTGTCGTGAATTTGGGCCAATCGCGGCGCGGAGGGGGGCTTTTGGGGGGTGGGTCCGACCCGAGGGGAGGACTGGGTGAGCGAAGCGAACTTCTTCCCGGAACGCAGTGAAGGGCTTCTTCCCGGAACGAGCGAAGCGGGTCCGGGCAGAATGTCCCTTTTGAACGAAGTGAAAAAAGGGAGGGTTCTACGAGATACGAAGTATCGAGTAGTGTAATCGACTAGATCGCAGACTAGCTCATGGACTAGCTCATCGGGGGTTCCGGGATGAGCTAATCTGAGGTCAGTTTCAGCGACTTAGCAGGGCCATGTATGATGGCCAAAAGTTCTTCGTAGGACTGCGGCTGGTCAGCAGGTTTTCCACCCCATCCCAGTGGTAGGGAAGCCGTCTTGGTGGGTAAGTCCGAGGCAGACGCGGGCTGCTTTGAAGTGAAATTAACTGCATTTCCCGCCCCAAGATGCAGCCAGTCTTCGTTCTTCGCTTCGATCAGTTCCAGAGCAAGGGCCGTTGGACGAATGAAGGTGACTACCCGCGTCCCGCCATGCCGCCCCCGCACCTTTTCCAGAAGCCCGCTCAGTTCCAGAAGTTCGACCTGCCGTTTGAAGGTGGCAACGGAAACCTTCGTCCACCGTGCCCAGTCCTGATGCGGGTAAGCCGCCCAGAACCCCTTCTTGCCTGGGCGCCGGGATGTCGACCTGCGCCAGACCTTGAGGATAACGCCCATAACCCTTGCGACAGTCGGATGCTGCTTGAAGAACCCCCGCAGTTCAGCGGCGGTGGAAATGGGTGGCGCTGTTGGCAGGGCCTTCTCCGCCGCACTTGGGGTTACAGCCTGCTTCTTCTTTTCGGCTGCCTCGGCTTGCGCCACCAGCGCGGCTAGCTTGGCCTTCATCTTCGCCTGATAGGCCTGACCGAAGATCGGATTGCTCAT